AGATTTAAGTTTAGGGGTTCCCAGTAGAAATCTAACTAACAGTTTTAGTCTTAGCTCAAATCAGCTCATTCAAGTCGTGAAAAAAATCCGTTCAGCCTATCAAGTGTGCCTGTTAAATTGGTTGAAAGATGTTGATACAGACAAAAATTTAAAGAAAATACAAGTTATTGTCGATAAACTTAAAACAGTCATTGATCCAGTTGATGAGAAACAATTGTTTTGGGTTGCTGGTGGTTTATTTGAGGCTTTAATAAGTGGAGGCCTGGAAAAATCAGTTACGGTTAAACAGTTGGCAGGAAGACTAGATCAAGCTATACGCATGATTATTGCTTCAGATGATAACCAAGAAAGACCCTATAAAAAACTTACCAACAATTTATTGTATTATGTTGCTTTAGCAGACAGTAAAGACAGAAGAATAAACGAAATTCAAACATTCTTTAATTTATCTAGTTTTATATAACTATTTTTAAGCGTGTAGCCAATTTTGCATTTACTTCCAGTCCGTTTATTTGTTGTTTCAATTTTAAATGGATTAAAGTTTTTTTCCTCCTCGGTTTCATCAAAATAAATTTCATGTATTACATTTCCATCATCTTGTATAAATCTACCTCCGTCAATTAGCCTATGCAATAATTCGACTTCTGTTTTAATGTTTTCATTTTTAGCCCTTTTTAATGAACTTTATATTCTTTTATTATTTTACAGTCACCATTATAGAAATACGACATTTTAGGCTTTGATTCGTCAATAACTGGACATAGAAATGTTACTATTTCGCCGCTTTCTGTTTTTACATTAAACTTTTCTTGTTCAACATAACTACAGCCACAAGCAAGTATTGTGATTAATGTAATAAGTATTATTTTTTTCATAATTCACCTATAGAATCGATTTATGTTATAAATATTTTTTGCTCTTAGAAAATTCCAAGAAGCTATTCATAGTTGCCCTATGAATTCCGTAAATTCAGACCACCAAAAAGACGAAAACAATTCAGGCAACCTAGACAATTATCACAAATAAAACAGTTAACACAATCTGTGCAATCCTTGCTCTCCAGACAATTTAAGCAATTCCAGCAATTAGTATTAGATAAATTATCGTTTTCATAACAAGGGTTGCTACTAGCAAACTCCTGGCTTACACCGTTTATAGACTTGTCTTCTCTATTTGAGAACTCAGTATATGTTTTAAATATTTTAGTTTTCATGTTTTTCTCTTTTTTGTTTGCCGCTTTGTTAAATTAACTATAGCAATGTAAATAATTAATGTCAACCCATTAATTAAATATATTAATATTATTTTTTTATTGTGTATAATGGGGTGAAATTAAAAGGGGAAAATATGTCATATCAAGATAGAGTAAAAAAAGAACGCTCAGATTTGAGGCTTAAATATCAATTATTGTATAGCTTTATAGAATCTAATGATGAATTTAAATCGTTAAGCTCTGAAAATAAAAATCTTTTAATTGAGCAAGAAGGCATCATGCTAGAACTACTTAATGTGCTAAATAAGCGTATAAAATTATTTAAATAAAAGTAAGCAAAGCAGGCGTAACCACGCGCTTATTGCCGCCCTATGGGTCTTAGTCAATCTGAGTATAAAGAGTGCTGCAATGTGTGATGGGCCATAGTGGCCCCTTTTTTTAGAAGTAATCAGGTCTTAGTGTTTCTTTTGTTATTTTGCCAGCTGTAGCTTTATCTATATCTATAGCCGTTTTTGCGCTGCACTTATTAAAGCAAAAGAATACAGTTCTTAGGTAGTTTACTTTCCGCTTAACTTTTTTGGCTAGCTTTTCCTGTCCTTTTTCGCCAATCTCCTGCCAGTACGAAACCAGTATTTTTTTACTCTTGTTTTTTTTGCAATCAACTTTTTTCATCACAGCCTCAATGGTTAGCATATATTTTGTATTATACATTATATCTGTTAACTATTATAAAATAAATACAATTATTATATTGACACGAGGCAAAATCATGCTAAAGTCTTTACAACGACAACAAAAAAGAGGGCTAAAAAATGTGCAAAAATGCTAAAGAAGCACAAGACTTTTATAATTTACAAATGGCTGATGCCGGTAGTGTAAACGAGGCGGCAAAGGAGGTTTTGTCAATGCAGGACAACGATATAGGTCAGCTTATCGTTGATATTGAGGCATCTATCAGGGTTACCGATAAAATGCGCTTAAAGCTCGCTAATATGCTTTTAAGCAAGGTAACAAATTATATAATAAATGACTCTATACAATACATGAATAATCTTGAATCTATTGATGATGGCTATGACGAAAGTCAGGAGCGCATGCTATGAGCGAGTTAATCGAGCACGAAAAAACAGAAGTTGTTGCAACACAAAAAATAAATGAAGTTGGTACACTGCAGGATAGATTACTTGAAAATGCGATTGCACAAGGGGCCAGTATTGAGTACATTGATAAGCTGCTTGAACTTAAAATCAAGTATGACAATGAGGAGGCAAGAAAGTCTTTTGCAAGGGATTTAGCGAGATTTAAAGAGGTGGATTTGCAAATAGTAAAAGACCTTGTTAATTCTCAGTACAATTCATCGTATTCATCTATAGGAAATATAGTAACAAAAGTAACAAGGGAGATGTCGAAATTTGGATTTACAACTAGGTGGGATTTCAAAGATGAGCCAGACCTTGTATATGTATCTTGTTTTTTAACACATAAAGACGGGCATTTTGAGTTTGTAGAATTAAATGGCCTGCCTGACAAGTCTGGCGCAAAAAATAAGCTACAAGAAAGAAAGTCAACGAGAACTTATTTAAAAATAGAAACTTTTGAAGCGGTGACCGGAATATCTTCACAGTTTTGCAATATTGACGATGATGCTAAATCTTTATCAGATTGCTTTATTTCAGGGAAAAAACTAAACGAAATTAAATCGCTAATTGAATCAACAAAATCAGATGAAACCTTGTTTTTGAAGTTTGCCAAAGTCGATAACCTTGACTCAATACTCGATAAAAATGCAGACAGAATGATTAATGCATTGAAAGATAAGGTTAAATCATGAAGATATATGACTTTGACCAGTACACCATGGAATGGTGGGCTGTGCGGCTTGGTAAGCCATCGGCATCAGCAGCAAAAAGGATAATAACATCAACAGGGAAAAAGAGTGAGTCACTTAATGATTATGCAATAGACCTTGCTAATGATATTTATTGCGGCAAATCAACTGGTGAATTTGGTGGCAATAAACACACAAACAGGGGAGCTGGATTAGAGCCAGAAGCAAGGGATTACTATAAATTTATATATGATGTTGATGTTGTTGAAGTTGGTATCATGGTTAATGATTTAAATACGTGCTGCTCTTCACCAGATGGTGTTATTGATAATAAAAAAACATTAGAAATAAAGTGCTTAAGCGGGGTACATCATACCAAGGCATTGATTTATACAGATGTTAACAATAAATGCCCTACGTCATATTACGCACAGGTTCAAATGCAACTTCTTGTATCCGACTATGATTCTGCTGATTTGTTTTTTTATCATCCTGATTTGCCGTGCAAAAAAATAGAAATTAATCGAGACGAAAAGGTAATACAAAGCTTAAAAGACCGGATAATTGAAACAAATATGATAAAGAATGATACGCTTGATTTTTTAAGAAATAAATAACATTTAATTACTTGCAATAGTACAAATTATGTATTATTGTTAAGCTAACAAGGGGGAAATATGAAAACAAGTAAAGAAAGAATTACAGAGTTAGAGATTGAAAACTCACGACTTTTAATGTTGTTTGAAGTTGTAAAAATGTACTCAAGCCCAAATGAAGATTTAATATTCAGCGCTGAAGAACGGTTGACAGCGATAGACAATGCAACAGACAAGGCGATAAAAATAACAATGGAGGGGAAATGCTAAAGGCTCTTGAAATGAACGACCAAACAGAAGAAAATCTAAAAGAAATAAAAGAGGTTTTCGGGGCCGTTAACTTGCGGCAAATGGGCTCAAAGAACTTAGTTAGGGTAGAAACAAGCAAGGGCCCTATGCTTATTTGTCCGTTTAGTAAAACAGTTAAAAAGCCAATGGGAAAAGGAATAAAGTACAAAAACTTAAGAAACTGGTTAAAATTTAATGGTATTGAGGCTTTAAAGTGAGCACTGAAATATACAAAGTAATTGAAAAAAAGGATAAAGACGTATCTTTTTTTTATGTCGAACGGCCAGACGGTAGCATTGTTAACGAGACGAAATTCAAGACATTTAAAGAAGCAAATAAAAAGCTTGAAACCTTAATTGCAATGCAGTATTGCTATGGGCGTTAATTTTAATTAAAATTAGGGGTTAGGTATGAAAAAAACAGAAGCAACATTATCAATAAACTTGTATGTAAATTGCCCGTATTGTGACGAGTATTTTGACATGTTTGACATCGACTATTTAACAGATGAGGGGCAGTTATATAAAGCGTCAATATCAGATCATGCCTTTGAGTCCGAACATGAGGGTTTTGATTTTGATGTTGAGTGCCCAAATTGCGAAAAAGAATTTAATGTTAATAGTGTTTGCTGGTAATGGACGTTGAACTAAAATTAATTAAGCCTGGAGAGCTTATAACAATATCAGATGATGGCGACGGGTTTTTTAGAGAGTCGAAAGTCGGAAAAGTTTTTAATGCTGAAATAAAAGAAATAAGAAATTATGCTTTTCACAAAAAAATAATCTCTTTATTTCGAATGATGCATGACATTTTGCCGCCACCTGCACCCGTTGAATTTATGGGGAGAATGGTTACACCCGAGCATACGTTTGATAATACGAGAAAATTTTTAACTGTTAAAGCTGGGCATTATAATGTGAACGGGTTTCCAGATGGCTCGGTTAGAGTCGAAGCTAAAAGCATCAGCTTTGCAAAGATGAAGCAAGACGAGTTTGATAAGCTGTTTAGCAGCGTGATAAACGCATGCTTAAAAATTTTGCCAGATACTTGGACGGAAGAAAACTTGCGTGAAACTGCTAATAATATTTTAAAATACGATTGAGGGTTAAAAAATAAAAAGACAAACGCTAATAGGCCTTGATTCTAATGTTGTGGGCTGGATTTATTATTACAAAGACAGTATACAGTATATAAAAAACACTGGTATATCTGAGCGGTATATTAATAATATTATGCGAGCGCTTAAGGATTTTAAAAAATGACTCCCGAAAAAAGGCACATGGGCAGGGTTGCGGAGCTTGACTGTGTTTGCTGTGGTGATTTTGGCGTTCATGTTCACCACATCAGAACAGAGCGAATTAAAAACGACTTTTTAACTATCCCGTTATGTCCAGAATGCCATATTGGTGCATTTAGCATACACAAAGATAAGCGAAACTTTGAGAATGTTCACGGCAGTGAGCTTCATTTGCTCGCTGAAACTCTAAAATTATTGGAGCCTTGATAATGCATCAGTATTTAGCAGTTAAGCCGCTTAGTGTAAATAAATGTTATACAGGGGTAAGGAGAAAAAGCAAGCATTACAGGCAATACGAGAAAGATTTAAATTTAAAACTAAATAACGAGTTTCAACTTTTTAGCAAGTGCGCAAAATTAAAGCTATCAATTGAATTTGGATTAAGTAATAGGGGCGCGGATTTAGATAATTGCGTAAAAGTATTTCAAGATATATTGCAAAAAAAATACTTATTTAACGACAATCAAATATATTCTCTTATTTTGAATAAGGAAATAATAAAAAAGGGAAGTGAATACATTAAATATCAATTAGAAGAAATTAATAGCTAATAAAGGCAACTAGCATGAATAAAAAAACAACGAATAAAAAAACAATAGCGATATTTAACTATTTACTTTTGGAAACTGAGGGGAAAAAAGGCAAGGCAATTAGACTTAAAAATGTATGCAAAAAGTTTAGTCATTACAGCGAATCTATGGTTAAGCATAATGTTTATAATTTGTTTAGAAACGGGGCAATAGAAAGAGAAGTATTAAACAGCAATATGTCAAAATATTACACGTGCATTAGCTTAGATGAATTTGAAAAAAAAGAATTTATCGAAATGCGCGAGCGCAGCAAAAAAGAAATATACGGGTATCTTGATAATTTCATTTTTTCTGGAAGCTCTGAACGCATTGTAAAAAATATTAATTACTGATTACTTAATAAATTTATTTTTATCTTTGCTTCCAGCTGAGCTACCGAAGAAAAAATTCATTATTTGAACTAAACCAGCGGAAAGGATTCCAAGGAGATAATTAGCCATATCCTTCATTTTATCAGCAAGCTCAACACCACCTGAAAACACCGCATAAAGCACCGCTATGAACCCCATCACGAATATGCAAGCAAGTATTATCTGTGGCGTGAGAGTTGTCTTTGCTGCCATCCTTCGTGCGCTATCCCTGTCATTTGCATGTAGCTTTTCTTTGCTTAACCCTATTTTCTTCATTTCAACTTCAAACGTATTATCTAGTTCTTTAATTTTTAATAACGTTGCTGGATTTGCGTTAGTAATTGCAGTTTCAAGCTCTGATTTTTTAACACCAAGCTTATCAGCAAGCCAGCTTCCGGCCATTGCGCCAAATGGGCCACCAAGTGAACCGCCTAAAACGGGAGCTATACTACCAACTAATTTTTTCCAATCCATGCCTTACCCTTTGTCTGTTTTATGTGTTAGTATCGTAGATGAGGTGCAACAACACCCCATCCACTATCAATATTAACTTAATAGGAGTCAATAATGACTTTATCTATTGTACCAAAAAAACAATTAACAAACAAAGCCATGACATCTACCGAGCTAGCAAAAATGCTTGGTTACGAAAAAAAGCACATGCACGAGAAAATAAAATCATTATTTCCAAAAGAAATAGATGGTCGAGATTTTCGACCATCTATGGATTCAAGGGGTTATGTTGATTATTACTTGTTACCAGAGGTTGAGTCTAAAATGCTTGTTGCCTTGTGTGACTCATCATATTTAAGGCAGATAACAGAGTACTGGGTTAATAAAGCATCTAATGATAATCAGCCAAAAATACCTAAAAATTACGTCGAAGCTTTGCGCCTTGCTGCAGACCAACAAGAAATAATCGAAAAACAACAGGCGTCACTTGAGCACAAAGATAATTTAATTATTGCGACTAACCGGGCGAGCATTGAAGCAGGCAATATTTTAGTAAGGGAATTTTGTAAATCAGTCGATTTTGTTGATGTAGGTCAAAACAAAATGTATGAGTGGCTGCGAGACCATGATTATGTAAATAAAAACAATGAACCATATCAAAAGTATATTAAGTTAGGCTATTTCTCTTGGAAGCCCTGGAATAACGATAAAACCGGCAAAAATGGCTATACTTTAATGATTACACCACGGGGAAAGGTTAAACTAACTGAGCGGTATATGAATTATCTTGATAATGAGTAAAAAACCGCGCCCCAAAGAAAGAGGGTCTAAAACAAAGGGGCGCGGAAAACATGATGTTAGATTGCATTTTAACAGTGCATCGTTTTTTTGTACACGTTATTATTTTTTTTCTTAGCCGCTTTATATCTCATGCAGTTGAAATGCCGGTAAATATCGTTTAAAAATAAAACTACTGACATGTTGACTAAAAATATAAACAGAATTAAATCAATCGTGCTCATGGAAATAAATTCTCGTATATAAGGTGCCGCCATGAATAAAGCAATAATATTAATCGCTGAACTGACCAACACATAAAATATAAGCATTTCAACGGCTTTATTTTCTTTTGTCATTTGTTTTGTCCTTTTTTGCTAGCTTTTTAAATATCTCAGTTACGCTATCGCACATAAATTTAGATGCAAGGGATAAACTAAGCTTTCCAACGATAAAACTTAGCGGGTAAGCGGCTTTCGAAAACCCGCAGTCGCTTACAATAATATAGCTCATGTATCCCAGGGGCATGGCGATTACAACAAGCAAAACAAATTGAGTTACCCTGTTTTTATTGTAATCAAACTTTAAAATTATTCGGATTAAGCCCCAAAAACCGGCGATAAATAATGCCAAAAAGTTTATGTCGATATCGTTCTGGTTCATTATTTACCCTCTGGTTTTTTTGTCAGCGACATTAGTCACTTGATTACATACTTTTCGTAATTATCTATAAATTCTTCAACCTTCCCTTTCCCGCTTTTTGTGTTGTAAAAGTCTTTCCAGTATTCGGCCATGCCATCAATATCACTTGGTATTTTTTTTGGCACCGGCAAATACTTTATACGAGCGAAAACAGTTGCGTACTGCAAATCATATTTTAACCGTTGTGCATCATAATTATCATATCCCAGGGCTTTGAACTTATCGTCAATCTCAGCCCGATAAACAATGTAATTATTTACAAGTGAGTCATGAGTTTTAGGCTCCATTTGGTAGCCGCCCAATGCTGGCCCGTTGCCTAGCTGCTTAATGTACTCGCCCATCTTTGACTCTTGCGCCATAGTACCAAGAAGCAAATTAACGGCCTGTGGCGAGTACATACCGAAGTATCTAAGCGTAGGATCAACTATTTCCTTTTTTAACTGTATTACGCTGTAACCCATCGCTAAAACGCCCTCTTAGTTATCGCTATGGCAAAATATATGTTTTGTCTGTGGTATCTTGCGGTGTGCCAAAAACTGTGCCATTGCCTTCTGAGCCGTTATTTTGACCTGCATTAGTAAAATCATTTTCAAAAAGCATGATAGGTGTGCCGGTTGTTGATAATGATGCTTTGCGTCTAAATGTATCAGCATTTGAATCAAGCTCATAAAACTGCTTAATATATTCAGCGGTTAAATTTCCATTATCATCTGTATAAGTAGATGGGATTGCGTTAGAATAATAAAATTGATCTACCATTGTCCCATTTAACAGCGGCAGAGCATTATCACCGCGCTGATATAAATCAGCCGCACTTGCAATATGCGTTATCGGATTTGCGTTTCCAGGAGTTGCAGACCCAACTTGGACTAAATTTCTGTAAATTTTTGCAAAGCCGCGCGTTTGATCTAAAACAAAGTCAAACGCTATCCACCCATTTGATGGCTGGAGCGCTAAACCAGCGCCCATATTAATTACAGTGGTTTGTGTGCTATCCTTTATGTTAACAAATACTCTACCAAGTGTGCCACCTGTGCCATCAATTCTTACGTACGATCTTGACGCTGACGACTGGTCATATATGTACTGCTGTGCGCCGTTTAGAGGGTCTGCTGCGTTAATCCAAAAGTGTATCATTACTTGGTCGCTATTCGGGACAGCAAGTAAGTTAATGTTTCTAACAGATGTTGAGCCATCAAGTAAAATACTCATTTTTGTGTCCTATCTAGTGAAGTTTTGTTTTCTAAATCAAGTATGCTGCGTATTTGCGCACGGTGGAATGGCGTCATATCAGCGATATGTACGCCATCTGCGATTCTTTGGTCAGTCATCGAATCAACCCAATAAACATCGTCTTGATACTTTGTTGCGGCCATTTGATAACGTCTTGCCTCAAATAACTTTTGTGGGTCGTCGTTTGCTCCACCATGGTTTGATGTTAATCCAAATGATATCGCAAAGCCTGGGTCTATAATTACAGAGTTTTTGGCTCCGTACGTGTTTTTAAATAAATCTTTTAGTAATAAAGCAAAATATCTGCCTGCTGCCCATTCTATTGATAGCGCGCCAGATAAATTTGAGTTTCCGTTTCCTTGCATGTACATCATACCGATTATATTAACTTGATTCCCTGCAATTATTTGTTGGTCAATATCGTATTCCCATTTTTCAATACATCCGGCCCGTTTAACCGTTATGTTTCCGGTTATAGTTAGACCCTGCAAAGTTTCTTCTGTTATTTCAAAAGTATTTGTATCTCTATTAAATAACCTGAAAAAACCATTTGCTTCGGGTTGGTCTGCCCCTGAAATTATAACAAAGTTTGTTGGCGCATATCCGTGCCCTGCTGAAGTAAATACAGCTCTTGGGTTGCTTGTATTAACGGAAGTAACAGTTTTAACGTCCTCAGAGCCGTCCATAAATTCTTTAAATCCAGCCTTGCTTGCCCATTGCCGGAATGGTGTACCAGGAAAAGGATTCTCTGAATAAACTGGGTTTTCAACGCCTTCTTCGGCCATTGTTATTACTGTGTCTCCAACCGGGCTTTCATCCGAATTTGACTGACCTGTATTAAATAGCATATTAACAACTGGCAGTAAATTAGACTCAACAATAGAGTCAACTTTATTATTTTTATAATCTATTTTATCATCAAAATCAGTTGAGCAATTGCTTGTAAATTTAGCACCAACTAATAAATTATTTAACTTAACTCTGCTTGCATAAGACAAGTTGCAGTCGAAATGAACACCGACTGTTTTACTTGTTTTGTTTGTTGCATAATCTCCGAATATTTCTACATTACTTATCCCAGCCCCTTCAACGAAGAATTTTAACATTGGGCCGTTGCCCGTATAATTTATTCTTGGCCGCGATCCTTCAACTCCACCAATAGTCCATTCTATAGACTTGTCGGGCATTATAAGCGGTTTATTTATATTGTATTCCAAGTCATACGGCAAATTTATCCGTTGCCCATCTTTTATTTTTGATAGCGCGAGATTGAAAACATCGGAATCATCGTTTCCTAGTCCGACTTCACCAAATTTTGTTATATTAATAAAATCAGACATATTTCACCTATTTATCGTTAAATGCTTCTTGAGTTGATTCTGATAATCTTGCGGCTTCAAAACCTTTTACATTATTTCTATTTATAAATTTTTTCAGTGCTTTAATTATTGCTTTGTCGTCTTCTGACCTTAAAAGCTTTGATATCTGGCCTGGCTCCATACCTTTTGTCAATAAAATATCGCCAGCATCCTTTAAAGCATCTGTAAATTGCTTTTGTGACTTATCGCCAGACAATCTACTTGTTAAATTTCTAATTATTGACACTGGCGAGCCTGCACCTGCATCTATTGCGGTTCTAAATGCAAGCTCTATATTATCGCCTTCATCAAACTGGCCTTTTGTTGTGGAATTCCCCTGGGCTGAATTTCTAGTTAAAATAAACTGGCTTTCTCTGTTTAGCGTATCATCAAACTTTTTAAAATCCTTCGGGTCTCTAAATAAAAACCGTAACTTTTTAGTATCTCCATTTTTCCCAAAAAGCCTTTTTACCGCGTTGGCGTTATCTTGCAAGCTATCTGCTTTTTTTAGTATAGCTCGCTTTGCACCTAAAATGAAAATATTACGCTCTGATTCACCCATGCTTCTAACTAATTTAGGTATATCAACGGCATTTATTTTAAAAAAGTCCTCGCCCATTCTCCCCGCTGCTTCTAAAGATTTTTTTCCGGCATATAGGTCCCTAGCCTCTCTGTATCTTGGAACATTCTCGTCAGCTTCTTTTAGCATTGTGTTTTTTAAATTAATTAAATTAAATGCTTTGCCGTTTTTCCCTTTTCTAATTGCTGCACTAATTTGATCGTCCAATACTTGCTTAGTCGCATCAATTATTTCTATTGAAGAATTACCTATTTCCTCGCCTTTTGCTGCCGCTACATCAATAAGCTCTTGATTTGCTTTTTTTCTTGCTTTTGCAAGCGATGAATCACCATCGAAAAGGCCTTGAAGTCTTTTGCTTAACGGTATATTTTGGCTTTTTGCCTCGTTATATAATTTGTTAATTTGAGGCTTTAAAACAGCATCTAGCCTAGCTATTTCATCGTCTATATTCAACGAAGACGTGCCGCTTGCATCATCTAATGAATTTAATATTCTTTGTCCCTGCTTGCTTTGTCGCGCCCTAAATAGTTTAGCTGCTCCACCTTCAATCACCGGAAAACGGTTTCCAGCTTCGCGCAAGAGCTTAGAAAATGCTATTCCTAAATCTGCCGGTATTGCATCAGGCCCAAGGCTTTTAAATGCCGCCTCTGCTTCCTGCGGGGTTATCCCCTCGCGCACCATTGCTTCAGCTAAAAGCGTTTTAGCTCCATTTTTAGAAATTCCTTTGGCTGGCGTTAATAATGCTTTTATACCGGTTTTGCCGTTTTTTATCGCATTTATTACTGTGCCAGTTCCTTTTTTAGCCGCTGTAGCTGTAGTTAGTGCGGCAACTGGGGCAAGAAACGCGCCTATAACTTCGCCGCCCGGTATTTCCGTTGCACGTCCTACCTCAGAGCCGGCGCCAGATATTGCGGCAAAGCCTGCATCTTGTGCGGCAGTTGTGGCCCCTAATTGCTTAATTATGTTGGCGCCTACATTGGCTGCAGATTCCGCTGCTTTTGGTATTAAGCTTGCTGCTTGCCTTAATGCTCCCCCAAATGCGACAGCGCCAGGTATGGCCTCTCCTGCGCCCCTAATAATGTCTTTTTTAAGGCCGTTTTCTAAAAAATTTCCGGTTGTTGCCGCACTTGCTTTGTCTGTTAATTCTGGTAATCGAGAGTTAGAACCGACTAAATTTAACGCCGCATTAACGGGCTTTGTTGTAAAAAAGTCAGCTAAATCAGTAGCACCTCTTGATACGGCTGCCCCAAATTCTGCTACCTCAGGCCCGCCCGGGGCGGAAAGTATAAAATCATTAATTTGCTGCCTAAAATCATTGTTTTGTGGTTGTGGCTCTGCGCTAATTTGCTGCGCTTGTTGCAACTGGTTCGCGTTAAATTGCTGGCCTTGTTGCGGCAAAGAAGAAAATATTTGATTTAATTCTTGCTCATTTGGCGGGGTTTCTCCGGTCAATTCAAGCGTAATACCTGTATTTGGGTCTGTGACTTCAAATACAGGCATTATTGTTTAATCCTTACTTCAAAACGGCCAACGCTAAACGGCTGTGCTGAGCTAGGCACAAAATCACTTTGTTGCTGCGCTTGTGGCTGCGCTTGAGCGCTTGAAGCATCCTTTTCGGCTTGTTTTTTTGCCATAAAATCAGCTACTGTGTTTCCTGGCTGGCTTGCAAATTGGGCTGCTTCATTCAAGTATTTTGCAAGTTTTTCTTGGGCATTTATTCTATCTTTTGCCCACTTAACTAGCTCTGGCCCTTGTAATCCAGCGGGTAAAGCCGTGTCTATTGCAAATGCCAGCTCGCTTTCTGACAGCGCGCCAAATGTTGTAGCGCTTACAACGTCAAGTCCTAGCCTTCCAGCCAAGTTATCTAACTTAACTGCTGCCGATGTAATTGAAGGTAATCTCTTATCAAGTGGGCCGGTATTCGCGCCATCAACTTCAACGGTTTTAATAACTTCACGCAAATTTAGTATATTTTTATTTATATTAGCTACTTGCTTAAATGCATCGGTAGCAAATTTAGCCGTGTCAGAGCCTAGCTGGTTTGCCTGTGCTTTCTGTTTTTTAGTTTCAACATCAAACTCCCTGGCCTGGGCCAAAATTTCAGAGTCAACCTCGTTTGCTGGAATAACTTGTACGCCGCTTTGCGCCCTAACTAAAACCACTGAGCCATCGTCGTTTATTAACGATTTAACAACCCTATCATTTTTATCAGTTTGCCCTTTTAGCCTTTTACCGACTTCTCGTATTTTTTCAGCGCCAAATTGTAAAGCAAATTGCTTCGCCTCATCATCTAAAAAAGTAGCGCTATTTATTAGGCTTTCAAACTCGCCTTCATCTGTGGTGTCTCCAATTAAATCTGACGTTAAAACAAATAAATTTTCAATTCTGCTTTTTTCTTCAGCACTAATATTTTGTTCTAAATTTTGCTGATTTATTTGCTTTCTTTGCTCGCCTAATTGTAAATTTTGGTTTTGTGATAGCAATTTATTTTGCAAAGACTGTGTATTTAGCGGTGCATTTTGACGAGCATTATCAAGATTCAAGCCTGATAAATCGACTCTGTCTTGTAGGGCTTGGTTTTGTAATGGCGCTTGCTGCTGTGCCTGCGCTAGTTTTAGCGCGTTTAATTGCTGCAAGTTATTTGTAGCAATGCCACGGTTTACGGCGCCTAAAACGTTAGGAGCCTGTTGTTGCGCTAAAAAAGTATCAAGTGCTGCCATTAACTAAACCCTTGTTGTTGCTGCAATAATAAATTGCTTTGCTGGCTGCCTGGTATAGTGCCAAATTGCGTTAACTGCTGTGGCTGTGGCGTGAAAAACCCGCCTTGAGCTAAGGCACCAGCGCCCTGCTGTATAAATCCATTTAAAATATTACCCTGGCCTATTTGTGCAGCTGCTTGCGTGTTTGCGCCATTAACCGCTATATTCGATAGATTATTTGCTGTTGATGCACCCAATGAGGACACCCCTTGCCCCGTCTGCGCGCCTACATTAATCAAGCTTCCAAGCCTATCTAGCCGGTTATTAAACTGATTATTTTCAAGCCCAAATTGCTGTAATAATCTATTTTGATTAACATTTGATATATTTAAATTATTTGATAAGTTTTGACCAGTAATAGAATTTTGCAGCTGATTTAACCGGCCCTGATTACCGAAATTCTGCTGAGAAACTTGGTTATTTTGCGAGTTTATAGCCGATTGCCGGTTAAATTCATCGCCAATTGACTGGGACGCCAAGCCCTGACCGAACTTAACCGCATCTATTAACCGTTGTCCAGAGTTAAGCTGCCTGTTTTTGCCTGCAATTCGGTCTAATTGGCGCTCACCTTGAGACCGCTGGAACTCTAAAGCAGGGTTGTTTAACGCCTCTGTAGGATCAAAATTAAAATTATTTAGTTGTGGCAATGGCGCGTTAAATTGCTGTAGATTAGACTGTTGATTAAATTGATCAATTGTAGGCGCGTTTGGTGCCTGATTTAATCCTGACTGAAACTGATCCAGCGCACCAGTGGTTACGAATTGGCTGGGCTCAGGCCGGCTAGGAACATCGAGTTTTAATTTCTTTTTTTCAAAGTCAGAAATAGGTAAATTATCTATTTCTCTAATTCTTTCATTAAATTGGTCAACTGCGGCTCTAAATCCATTTACATCAACAACTCTACTACTTACCGCTGCGTCTAAAAACGGTTGTAAGTTGCGCTGTGATTGAGATAACGCTCTATTTTGTGCGTCTGCTGCGGTTCTTGCTCCGGCTGCGCTTGTGTTAGCTGCTCGCCTGCTCGCTCTATTGCTGGCTACCGCCCCTATTGCTGCGACTGCTACTGTTGCGGCTGCTGTTGGCATTATAGCTCTACCTTATTTATTGACATTAGCTTCTGATCCATTAAATTGCCTTTAAAAATTGAAGATTTATTTAAAGTGCAATCAACTTTCAACCCGCACAATGCCGCGTGTTTTTCAACTTCTGGATAATATTCTGGCGCAAAGCAAACTATTTTTTGATAATCTGTATTGTTAAAAATCCAGCTTATAGACTCTTTTGTGTATTCTTCGAGACCAGACCCCCAAAACTTAGGTAAATAATTAACGTGGCCTTGAGCGCAGACGAAGTTATTAAACGGGTGAAATACATTGACGCCTATAATTTCATCGCCTAAATAAACCGATAAATATATTATGCCTTCTTGATTTTCTGGGTCGAACACGTTTAAATCATCAGCTCCAGAACGAAACAATAATTCTTCATCAGACAAAACAAAGCGAACCAGATCAGAATCATAGGTTCGCTCTATTTTAATTTCATCTAACTTTTCAGCTAAATTCATGTTTTATGCTCTTTATCTATCATCACGACAGTTGCCTTATTTTAGCATTTTTATTGAAAATCTTCAAATGAGAGCGAAACAAGAACATCGCTGTTCCCATTTGGATCAATAAGCACAGATATTTGGTCGCCCGGGCTAATTTTAAAATCAGTCTTAAGAAACTTGTCTGATGCTTTTGCCATTACAAAAGTCACTAAGACATCGCCGCCAGATGCTAAAGTTGCCTGCGTGTCAAATATCAAAGGCGAATGATCATCTACTTGAGAGAATGATGCACCGGTTAGCTCTGTGCTTTTTACTATTTGAATAATATGATCTTTTATGCCATCAACTGCAATTGAAAGTACTAATATTTTAGATTCGGCTCTATTTGGAACGCCCTTAAATAATTCCGGTGAATGCAATGTGATTAATGGCACAAAGCTTGTCCCACTGATTGATCTCCCTATTGCAACCGAGTGCTCGTGCCCCCCAGGCGATACATTGCCCTCATTGAACCCGCTAATATTTGTCGAGTACATATTCAATGCCGTTGTATTCGTAGTGTTTTCGGCAAAGTAAACCAATGGCAAAACAGGATTATTAATCATCGGCAACAAAGAGTTGTTAATATTTGATATCGTATGTACCTTTAAAAAATTCGTAGTCACAGGGTCTTGTATATAATACTCAACAACGCCACGGCCCCACTGGTAGCGTATTTGATAATTATTCAAAAGCTGCGGGTCAAGTGCTGGAATTTTGTCACCAACCCAGTTTGCTTGCTCATCAAATACGATATTAGGGCTAACGCCGGTTAAAATATTTGCAAAGTTCCCCGTTATCCCTTGACCAGAAATTGAAAATGCACCGGTCGATGCTTCGGCCCGAAAACTTATGAACAAAACATCGCTTCCATTTGCGCTAGCCCTCCATCCACGCTTAATAGAGCTGTAATTAAAGTTTTTAGCTATCTCGTTAGCCGTTATCGTTGCATCGCCACTGTTTGTCACAGTGACGCCAATAGTTGCCCCGTCTATCGTTACAGCGGCACTCCCTGCGGATGTAGCGCCAGCTATTATGTTTAGCCTCTGGTAATCTGAATGCCCATAAGATATTACATAGGCACCAAATTTATCGTCTTTGTATCCAAATGCAAATCCATCTGAAATATCACCAACGCCTGCAAGCTGGTTTGAGCCAACCAACCCAGCATTAAATGCGCAATCAAAATTAATTATATTGCTCACACCAGAATGATAGTTGATTGCTGACCGGGTGAGCATTCCGCATGATGTGTTCGCCGCATTTGATACTGATAATTTTAAGCGATGTGCATCTATAGATATTGACCCCGAATTAACTTGCAGCCTCCATGTTCCAGGGTTTATAAAATAAACGAATTTTTCCTGAATAACCGGCTTAAGGTTCGCAACTAACTGATTACCAAACAATGTTTTTTTTAAGTCGCTCACTTGGTCACCTATTGTCTCATTTATATAATTAGTTAAATTGTTTAACCAAGTAACCCATATAGAATTGCGGCCTATATCATCAATAAGCTTAACTATAGTCGGCGGAGGGCTTAATTTGTGGCTCAAAACTCTACATCCAATGATCTAAGCCTTTGGGCGCTGTCAAAAGATATAGAAAAAGATACTGATTTAAACCGGCCAAATCTATATTTTTTTACTTTTGATTGCGCTAACATCTTATAAGTTTTTTGCTTTCCAAAATTTGAACCATCGTATTTTATATCTAAAATAACATCGCCAGTGCTAACGGATTTATCTCCATCGATATCAATATTTTTTATCCTTTTATACCCTCTGGTGCCAAAATCAATTGGTTTAAATTCAATTACAGAGCTAAAAGCTTCCTCCCCTGTTAACCCCACGTCTTTGTCTTTGAGTTTTCTGATTACTGACGTATGCCCGCTTGATGATATTAAATGCTTACCAGACGCGCTTGTAAAGTAATCACCTAAAAAATCCATATAGTAAAAACTTCCATTTAATGTATCATATACGAGCGACCTGCCGCCAAATGCGGTTAATGCAGATATACACAAAAACAATCTTCCATTTGAAAAATACCCTGTTAAACTCCTTTTTTTAAGCGCTATAGAAGATGCAGTTATGTTTTTATTTATTTCCTCATCTGCGAAATGATTAGAAAGCTTTTTAATTGAAAAATTTTCTAATACATATAAGCCTAAATCATTTAAATCGTTTCCGTGAAATGCATTACCCGAATCATCTTCTTTTGAAGCTTCTCTCCCTAAAAAATATATTCTATCATTGTGCTTAAAATATACATCATCATCTTCGCCGCCAATTTGAAAAGAAACGTCTAGCCTCGGTCTAATTGCTGAACCTGTAGGACTTCCGCTGGCTTCAAAAAATTCTATTGAACTAGAATTAAAAGACACTATATTGTTGTTAATTGAATCAATATAATATGCTTCATCGTTTAGCAATTCGGATGATATAAAATCAAGGGAATTCCACGAAGAAAAGTCTTCTACAGCAGAATTATATATTTCCCCACTCCTTCTTTGAACAAATACAATTCCGTTTAAAAGAGCACATCCCCTACATAATGGATTTAAATCTAATATGTTATCCAATTCTACGTTATTTGTTGCGTTATTTGCCGAATCTATTAATTTAGTAAACGGGTTCCCTGCCTGGCTTAAAAATATATTATTTTTATCTCCGCACAAATAAAAATCTCTAAATGCCGGAATTCCGCCTATTGACAGTATTTCGTTAGTATAATCATTAGCAAAAAGTTTGCCCCCGTACTGTATGTAAAAGTCATTCCTACCAAAAATCGAAAAAACTCTTGAGGAAACTCCGTTTATTGATTGATCTGAAAATGGATTCTGTACATTTACTCCAAATGCTGGTCTTTTTGCCACATACGCATTACTTGTTCCAACATCTTCGTATATGCAATTTTTTGCAAATTGATCTGATATGCTGCTCCCTGGTGACACACTTCCTTCTTGTATTGGCAGCAATCCTAGTTTTATTTTTTGCATTAAAACGACTCAACGGGATAAATTTGCGGGACATAATCTAGCGCAACATTCTCAGTAATATTTTTTATTGATTGCTGTGAGTTTGCTAAAATTATTCCTACTGTTTGTTGATCAGGATCAAATACAGTTATCCTCGATGCTGCCATTAGCCACATAACATCATCAATAAACAAATCCGGAATATTGTCAGCGAGCGCCCAAGACACAAGGCCATCACTATATAGTTTTGCGTATACATTATCGTATGCCTGCTCAATTACAGCCTCATCAGCTGGTTCGGCCGACGTATCATCGCCTTCTACAACTTTTAACGCTTGTAATGCGAGTAACCCTATTTGTTGTTTTGTTATTGGCATTATTCGTCAGCTATTTCGGCTTCGGCTTCACTATTTTTTGCCTTTTTTGTGTATTTTCTTTTGGGCTTAACTTCTTCGCTAAAGCCTTCTAAATACGGCGATGCAGAAAGTTTTTTAATAACATCCACGTTATCGACTTCCACCGTTTCGCCGTCTTTGAATGCGATTCCGTATTTTGTTAATGTTTCGCCTATTATTTCGTCGTACTTGTATACAAATTTCATTCGTTACCCCTCGGTTATCACATCCCTGTGATTGAAAGTTTAAATATCTAGCGCTGCTGCCGCATACATTGTTAAAACGCCATGATCAACGCGATTTGTTGTGCCGGTTTTGAATAATAGCTTTTTGGTTTCGCGAAACTCTTGAACACCAAAGCCTTTGACAAAACCATAATCGCGCGTATCAGTTGTAGTTTTGAGCGTTTGCCCATAAACAACGCCTAATGCCTGGGCACCAACCATAAAGCCAACGCCTACACGGGCACCGGCTGCACCGGCATTGTCTAAACCTGCTGAAGCTGCACCAGCACCCCAAACACCAGTAGCATCATCAATCAATTCTGAAATTTCAGGCACTTCATGGATGATAATCCCACGATAAACAATGTCACCAGCTGTAAATATCTTGTTATCCATGCCGCGCTTGTCGGCATCGATTTGAGCCGCTTTAATGTCTGGGTCGTTTTCAAGATCACGGAACATATAGGTATCACAGAAAAAAATAAACTGCTCTTTTGAGCCCTTAGTACGCGCCGGACGAATCTTAGGAGATGCAACTTTCATTTTACGCTTTGCGAGCGTCAATGTTTTAGCAGTAACAATATCGGTTCCAGCTGTTAAAGTAGCCAAGTCAGTGGCGTGAACGCCTGAATTAGCCGTACCAACGTACATTACGCGGTCGTTATTATCGACCTGCCAAGTATTGTGGTTTGCGGCTGTGGCCGTGCCGTAGTTGATCTCATTTCTCGAATGCAGCGCTTCGTTAATTTCATCGCGGAAAAGGTCTTTAGACCAATTCATCATTTGAGTTTTACCAGCTTTTCTAATATCAATAGCCGATAAACTTTCTTGAAAATTGTCAATTGCAAATGCATTACGAATAACTTTTACTTTAATATCAAAGTTGAAGTTTTCAATCTTAACTTCGTTGCCTTCAAGCGTGCCAGAGCCAACGTTATTGCCTTTTGGGACTTTCCCGATGAGACCGATTGAAATTGAATCGCCCGGAACTTTAGTAAGACTCATCTTTACTTGAATCGGTGCGTTTTCAGTTTTGCCGATATACTTAGCGTACTGATTCTCCCGAAAATATTCAAGGAACGCGTTTTTATCAAACTCTTTTGCTATTAAGCCAGCTGCGACCGTTGTGTTAGCCATTTGCTATCTCCCGATAGTAATATATTTTAAAAATCGTTTATGCATGCACTATCAAGTGTTATTGCAGATGTTTCTGCAGGTAAATTTCCACCGATAGCCGTGCTGTCTGCAAGTGATTGCGGCAACGCTGCATTTATAGCGTTTTCCGCTTCAATTTTAGCTTTTTCGTTTGCTTCCGCTTCAATTTTAGCTCTAATTTCCGCTTCAATTTTAGCTTTATAATCAGATACAGAGCCAATTTGAGAAAATTCAGAATGTTTTTTAGCTTCTTGATAAACAAATTCATACGGGTCAGGCGCATTTAAAGCCTGCTGGCCTAAATGCGGGTTATCCGCTGATAAATTTGAAAAAACATCGTTCATTTCATCAAAATCAGCATGTCTAAGTCTTGCTTGAGACTCTGACATGTTTAATAATCTTGCTGTAAAATCGTTTGATAATTGCTTATTAGCATGTTCAATAGCTTCATCTGGGGCCATGTAAGCGTCTGGCTTCTCAACCGGCTCTTGCATGCTTCTGACTTGATCCTCTAAAGCCTGCCGCTTTTTTCTTTCGCTTAAGGCGGCGCTTTTAAAAGCCTCTATTTGTTTAGCTACCGAATCATTACCTGAATTATCAATATCAGGTTGTTCGCTTGTTTCAGCCGCTGGCGCTGTTTCTTCTTCAGCCGTTTCAACTTGTTCAACCTGCTCAACTTCATCAACAATTAAGTTGTCTGCTTCTGATTCAAACATTTCGTCTAAAAGTTCATCACTCATTTTTCTATCCTCTAAAAATCGCCCGATAACTCGGCGGCAGTTATAACGCCCAAACGGTGGCGGCCCGTACCACTATAATTTTATACCTTGCTGTAATTGGTCGTTCTCTATTGATGTTTGCACGGCTTCTTGCTGCGTTTTCGCCGCTTGAGCACGTTTAAGCGCGCTGTCAGCTCCATCTTTTTCTACTTCTGCGGCAACGGCTTCATTCTGTAACTGCATGTTAGCTAATTGCTGCTGCTGCTGCGCTTCCTGCTGCGCCTGTAGTTGCCGTTGTTGCTGTTCGTTTTGTCCCTCAATTCCACGCAATAACTCTTCTTTGTTTCTTAGGTTTGATGCTTTAATATAAGTTGCCTGATCGAATGTAATGCCAACCCCCGCTAATTGTATTAGCTTGTCAAATTCCTCATTTTGCAAGCTAACGACATCCGGTGAATCTGTGATAATTATATCAACATCAATTTCACTTACTTTATTATCGATTCTTGCGACTTGGTTTAATCTTGGGTCAAACTGCATTTCTGGCGGTAATTCTGTGCCATTTTCCTTAAGCACGTCACCTACAGTCACTTTTTTGTTTAAAGCGACAAATTTAGTATTTTGTTCGTTGTCCGTGACTCTAATCCATTTTTCTTCTGTCCAAAATTGGCGAATTAAATCCCACCATGCCGCGTATATTCTTGATTCCCATTGTTTTTTTCCATCGGCTAACGGGTTTATTTCTATTTGCTGCCCGTTTTGATTTGCAATTATTGCGCGCCCTGATTGATTTTCTGACCCGGGCGCAGACTGAAAAGAGGCTGTGCTATTTGATAGTGCCGCTTGCTTTGACTCTTGCAATAGTTGAAACTGGCCGTTAGCCATGTCACCCGTTGGCAAAATACCAAAATCTTGCCCAAAAGTTGCGTTACCATTCAGTTCAACGTGGCCATCTGGTTTTGCTAATTCCCTTTTTTGCTTTGACACGCTGCCTGGAAACGCTTTACTATTTCCAAATGTTTGACGTTGTGAAAGCAAATGAGACATCTTGCTTTCGCGCTTATTTATCCCGTCCTGGGTCTCAATCATAAATCTAGCTTCGCCAAATCGCATACCCTCGCGGTCAACATATGGCGATTGTGAAATAATCCCGCACTTTGGCTGTCTGTTTTCGTCTAACCAGGGCGACAAAGCAGGCTTTTTTAAGAATCCTGACGCAGTAAAGAACGCAAGATGCCATAAGCCTTTGTAAATAAAATAAATCTGTATTATTTTAACTCTGTTTCTTTGGCTATCAACCCAAAAACTCGGCTTATCTGGTTGCTCGCTATCTTGATGGTCTATTATTGCTGTATTTATAACATCGTCTGAGCCAGGGAACCTACGCTTTATATTGTCTGCATCATCCCAAATAACGATACCATCATATCTTTTGTCGGAAAAACAAGCTTTTCTTGAGTGCGGATCATAAAAATAACGGTCGAAAGGAATATTTTTTGTTTCTATTTCTCGCTTTGAATTTTTGCTTATTGATAATTCAGCTGCACCAACCCCCTCGACAAGATAATAATCCCAAAATTCAGAACGTATAACATCAAACTTTGTATTATCTGCAACGTATCTTAATGCGTCAGTAATTGCAGCAGCATCTTTTTCGTCTGACGGATTCCTGGGCTCTGCTTTAGGGTCTGTTCTTATTTTGCGCTCATAACCACGTAAAAAATTCATCTTTTTGCGTATTACATTATTTACTACCGGCTCTTGCTTTCTTGCGCGTAAAATTTGCTTTTCAGATTCCGACCATTGCTTATGGTCGTTATAGTCTCTGTCTCTGTTGCTTAATTCCCGTGATTCCGTTGTTGCATCAATATAATCTGTGTAATAGGATTTTAACAGAGACAGTAAGTTTGGGTCTTCTGCGGCTGTTAACGGCTGTTTAGTTAAGTGCAGAGACATATTTTTATTTTGTCCTCACGACAATATAATATTTATTGTTACATTTTACTTGATTTGTTTAATTTAAACAACTTTCCAACTTTCATCATCTTGAGATTCCCAAGACCTATCCCAGCTGTCTTTTGCTTTTTTATCTTGCGCGGGAATTATTGCGTCATTTATTTGGTCTATTAACCGGCCCATAATCCCGCATACATCAACTTTGTCGTCAAATGCGCCCGATGGAAATTTTACAAGCTGATCGACTAAATCATTCCCCCATTTTGTCATAGGGATATAGACTTTACCAACCTTTGCCATAGCTTGAAATGATCTTGCATTAGCCGCTTTATCGCCAATGTGCGGCATTTCTTCTATATCAAAGTATGTGTTTTCCTCTGATTGCCTGCGATTTAGCCAAGGCGCTATAGCCCTCCTTATCTGCCCTTTTTCTGCCCCAAACATGTACAGATTATATTTTTTATGCAAATTAATAACATCATCAACCCATACATCAGATTCGCTTTGACAGCTTATCCAATCAATTATATACAAGTCTGAGTTGCAATCTAAGCCGCACACGCCCTGCTCTGTAAAATCGCCGCCACCGTCAGTCACGGCGTAATCTGCTGCACCAAACTTGGTTAGATGCTTTGGCCTATCCCCAATATTATATCGATTAAACCACTCTCGCTTAAAAAATGTGCCTGTTTCTGATGCTGGATTTTGTTGGTAAAGACTGTTCCATGTTCTAGAATCACTTTTGTTTGCTGTTTCTTTTGTCTCTGCCCAATATTGCTTATTAAACCATTCTAGCCAAAATAGCTCGCCTGGCTTTCTTTTTAGTGGGTCATTTTTGCCCTTTACGCACTCAGCGCTTATGCAAATAACTGTCCATAGCTTTCCATCTTTACATTTAATATCACCGCTTTCCCCGCTCCATCCATCAGGCAATATGCGTCCAGATAAATCATCCTCAGACCATCTTGTTTGTATTATTATCTGAGACGCGCCAGGCTTTAACCGGGTTAAAAAGTCATTTATGTACCAGTCCCATGTGTCTTGTTTTACTGTTGGGCTATCTGCTTCTTTGCGGCCTTTGACTGGATCATCAATAAAACCAATGTCGCCACGCCTACCAGTAACACCACCACCAACACCAGTTGCAAGGTAAAAGCTCCCGCTTGTGGTCTCCCATTCACCCTTCGCTTTTTGGTCTTGAGTTAAGGTTAAATCTGGGAATACGTTATTGCATTTTTTAGTATTTACGAGGTTTCTGACTTTTCTTCCAAAGCTTGTTGCCAGCTTTTCGTTGTAGGAGCAGCATAATATTGATTTTTTATTAGTTCTGCCAAGATAATACGGGGGGAATCTTACTGTTCCATAAGTTGACTTTGCGGAACCAGGCGGCATAAACACCATTAAATTTCTAATGTCGCCGCTCAATACTTTATCTAGCGCATTGCACAATATTTTATGATGTTTTGCTGGCTTTTCAACATCATCAATATACTCGCAAAAACTAATATAATTAGTTCTAGCCCTTTTTCTAGCCAGTAGCTCTATTGCGGCTTCTTTACGATTCACTTGCGATTATTGCTTCAAGCTCTTCTTCTGAGCACTCCTCAACATTTGGTTTATGCTCAACAACATGCTCGATGGCTTTAATATCAGGGAGCAGCTTGTTAATTTTTTTCCACTTTGAGTTAAGTACAGCTGTAAACGCCGATACAGCGCCGTTTGTTATTTCTCCTTCTGATCTTGCGAGATTTAGAATCTCATCTTCGAGATTATCTATTTGAATTATCGTTTGAGTAAACGACAGTTTTTCGCGCATATCATTTTTCTTATTCTCCTCCCTGATCTTTGTTCTATTTTTAATACCCGCTTTTTCTTTATCAATCATAGCGTTATACCTTGATCTGTAATACAAAAAAACTTTTATGTTAATTTGTCTTAATTGTAATTAAAATAAGATTTAAGTAATTTTAGCACAAATATAATATTGATATAATTGTAGTGCAGGATGTTAAGTTAAGCCCGTCCTGCGGGCTTATTGGATTTTAGTGATATCCGTAGTTATATAGTCCGTATCCGTTATTATCGAACGACTCTTTGCTATTTACGCGCAAAATAAACTGAAATTGCATTATCTGCCCATCTGAGAGCGTTACTGTGTTAGTTACCAGATACTCTCCCACTTGCCCGTTAAGCTGAGCAGATGCTGATGAATCAGTAAATGCCTCGTTTCCTATCCCTATTCCAGAGTTTATCTCGGAAACCCATGTGCTATTCGATATAGTGAGACCGTTAATTCGATTACTCCAATTAACTTTATATAAAATATCGGAGTCTTCGAGCTGGCTTAGCCTAACATTTTCCTTTGTTGCGAGTATTTCGGTTTTATGGCTCATAAAATAGTCTTTAGTGTTTTAGTGATTATAGCAATAAAAGCAAGATTTATTTGTTTATTTTTACGCATGAAGTAATATTTAGTTTTTTTGCAATCGCCTTTTTTTCAGCCTGAAATATTTTTTTAATTTTATTTAAAACTTCAATTTCGTTATAATCAAAAGAATTAATTGTAATACTACCAATGAAATCACGCCCATCAACCGCAAGGCCGCAAAACCTTATTTTATAGCAGCTTTTGTTTTTTCCTAATAAATTACACATAATAATAGCTCATAAGAAATAGTTTGGATTATCTTAAAGCCGCCAATATCTACCACCGAAAACCTTAACAGCTGCCCACATCATAAGGCTAAAATACCACGGCCCCATACCTTTTAAATCGTGCTTAAAGTCGTAATCAGCGTATTCCCTGCTCATTGAATGATCGCGACCATTCGCACTAAGCACCTGCTTTTGCACCCGGGTTAAATTGTTTTTTGCTGTGTACTGTATGTCATGCAGCAAACAAGCAAGCCTAAAATCGTATTTAAAAATTTTGTCTGGGAAATTAGTACACCAGTCTTTACCCTCACTAAAGTTTTTAATTAACTTAAGCGTGTTTTTAATGTTTAAATCGCTCATTTTGCTATGCACCCCCCTGGAAATAAAATTACTGCATCTGGCTTGCTTATTACTTCAATTATTGCAATTTGCGAAGGCTCAGACTCAACGCCATTAACTTCTGCAGATACATAAAAAAACTTGCTGCCCTGCTCGAAAAATTGATTTAGATCAAACTCACAACTATCGCTTGTTGCCTTTTTTACCCAAACAAGCGGGTTAAATTTGAGATTATATAAATTAAGCTTAACACTAGATGTTATTTTCTCGCCTCCAATAAAGTTAGTCGGTTTATCGCAAAATATTGTAAATTGCGTTCCTTCAACAAAAGAAAACTCTAATACTTCAGATTTTGCAGCCGACGCAATTAACATTATAATCAATATCTTATATATCATGTTACCCTCTTTTTTGTTTAAAAATTAGTTGCTTACGCCTTTAAACCACTTAAATCCAGCTTTTACGCAATCACTATCCCACACTCCTTCAAAAACATCAAAATCATAATTTTTTACTAATTGTCGTTGCTCAATTACCGGTTGAGTTAATATTTCATTTTTATGATTTGTAACTGAATCTGAATTAATGACACGCTGTGAATACAACGCACCGACCTTAAATTCTTCCCCGTTTGATTTAAAAATTGTCTTTGCTTTGCGTATACTGGCATCTGTTTGCGGTATTATCTTGTTATAATTGCTGTCTGTTGGCCCAAATCTTAAATACACTACAGACCAAAGCACGTCTACATTATCAAGCATTCCTGTAGCCGCAGCCGTACGGATTGAGGCGGCTTGTGGCTCTAAGCTATCAAAAGTAGATGAGCCGTTTGGCAGCATGTAGCCGTAAATACCAATAATTTTATTGGGAAACAAACGCTTAACCTCGTCAATCATTACTTTGATTTTTCTAAATACTTCAATGTGATCTATATTTTCATCTGCTATATACCCAGCAAACTTATCAGACTGTAGCGCAAACTCAATATCTAGCAATAAGTGTGTGTTTGTATCTCTAACTCGGCGCTGTTCGTCCATCAGATTGACGTCAGAAATAAGCGTAGAATCTAGTATTGCTAAAAACTCTTGTATTGTGCGATCCTTTGGAGCATTAAAAAATGATCCGCTTGAATATGCAAAATCGTTTTTAATTCCATGTTTTTCAAAGTCTAAATATGATGGCCTATCCTGAGTAAATGCCAATAAATCACTACCTTCAAACTTTTTGATATTATCTTTATAATTATTCTTATAAAGAATATCAGTAATTTCCGCTATTTTTCCTGTAATTTTTTCAGTACTAAACTTTTCATGCCAGCCCTCAAATAAAAATGATGGCGAGCCCACAAGCTGTAGTGACTCGCGTTTAATTTTTAAATTATTTTCATCGTCAAAATCATAAAAATCACGCATAAACTTATGTGTAATATACCCGTTTGCATCAAGATACTCGCTAGGTATTACATTAGAGTAGTAAAGCTGATCTATTATTGTTCCATCGGCTACATGCTTAAAACCGTCGGTGCGCATGCCAATTGACGCTAGAGTTGATTGATGGAAAATATCTTCATTTAATTTTGAAATTACTGACTTTGACAAATCAAGATTCACGTACATGTTTGCAAGACCTGTATTTGTATCAATAAAAATGTCAACTGCAACAAATTCAGAGCTTTTGTCAATATAAAATGCACCAACAATATCAGCTATATCCGTTCTGTCGAAGCTACGGGCATAAAAACTAAAAATAGCCTTTCTGCCCGTGCTGGTTTCAATTGAATTAAGCCTTAAGTAGCAACGACTAGAGGCGTTTTGATCATAGATATAACTCGTTTCATTTGTTATGCTATCCACCTTAATCCACACATGCATTAAAAGCTGCTTTGAATCAGTTATATGAGTTAAGTCAATTTTAGATATTGCATTTCCGTTATGTTTTAAAAAGCTCATTTTTACACCTTAGTTTAATCATTTGCGTTATTATGTTCTAATTCTTCGCTTTCGTCGTGTTCATTGTTTAATTCTTGCTCAACTATGTCTACTTCTTCAACTTCAGGCTCATCCTGTTCGATTCGGAAAAGCCCACGTTGCCAATCTGTAATGCTATATCCTGGGGCTGGTGACACTTCTAAGCTAAATTTTCCGCTAATGCTATCATCAAAATTAAACAGCATTGTGCCCTCGCCGAATCTACTATCGTTTACAGTAATAATTGCGATATTTAATATTGCGTCATACGAATAACTGCCTGACGAGATAAGATACGATTCATGATCGTAGATTTCAAACATGTTTTGATATTCAAAAAACCTAATGTTGTATTCTTGCTTAGATTTTAAAAACCCCATGCCCCTAACTATTTCTACGTGTATAACTAAGTCATTAAACCCTTGAGGCGGGTTTGGAGTTGATTCTACGGGTCTTGCGGGGTCTTTTGGCCCATCTACTGGGTTTGCTGGGTCTGGTGCCAGTATATTTGCTTCAATAGCCGCCGCTCCTACATCCCCGCCGCCGCTGCTTTTGCACCCGACAAAAAGAAACAAAAATATCATTAAAATACCGACAATTAAAAATGTTTTCTGTTGAGCCATCATGATTTTACCCTCTTTATTTGGTTTTTATGTTTTATTTATCTAGCTCACTTACATTAATTGGCTGAGCAAAAGAATAGAGGCACCCGTCTTTTGATGCAAATTCACCATTTTTATTTTTACCAGTAATTCTTGCTATTAAACTACCAGTTCTTTGCTGCTCTATGTATTCCTTTGACACCCAGCATAACGGCTGATAATTCTTTGATAAATTTTCGTGCCATTCAACTTTGACTCTTAGTTCCTTGAAAAAAGCAAGATCAAATAATCCTCTTAATTCTTTTTCTTCTCTTTTTCCGCTGTTCCTTATAATAAATGGCGAAAGAAGGCCTTGCTTAAAAAAAGTATCATTAAAATATACTTTTGACATCTCTCTATCATAAAAAACCTCGCCATCAATAGCGCGATGGCAAAACTCCTCAACTGTTTCTATGTTTGCGTTTTTATAAAAATCACTCATAATTAAACCCCCTCTATTTGCTTGTTTTATTTTGTTTTGCTTACGACTTAAATACTAGCATAACAGGATAAATAGTCAATACAATTTTTATATTTATTTGCCTTCTTGACAAATACAATTAATGTATTATAGTTAATCGCAAGGAGAAAAAACATGCATAAGAACTTAATCAAACTAAACAAGATAATTTTAAGCAAAACAGATAACGTAATGTCGCTTATTGACGTTATTACAGCTTTAATAATAGTCGCCGCGTTGGTGACACTAACAATCGTAAGAGGGTAAAACCATGACAAAATTAGAAAAAGACATAAAAGAGGCTCGAAATATAGGCTATGAGCATACCTTGAGACCTGTTGAAGATATTAGATATTGCCGCCGTGAGAGTGATCGCAGAAAAGGATACCAGCGCAGAACAGGCGGCGGTGGATTTGAAGTTAAAAGCAAACAAAATAAAAGCGTATTTAGCACATTAGAGCGCACATTAATAATATTTTCTGCGATATCCCTTATTGCTGTATCAATATCAATGATGTATCTAATCACAATTTAACCAACTAGGGCCGGTTAATTCCGGCCCCTATCTTTTTTCCCTCTTTTTATAATCTCAAATCAATAAGCTACTATGAATATACGGCTAGCACTTATCAATTCTTTGGTCTAAGAGCGACTATATACCCTCTTGGAGTCGCTAGCCGTAGTAATTTATCGATACATTTTTTACTTTGCCCTGGGCAACTAAAGTAATAAACTTAATGGCATTGTCTTTTTCCATTCCGTTTTCAATCAGGCAATCAACTGCCTCATTATTTACTTTTTTCATGTGCCGCTTATTTTCAGCTTTCTTTTTAGCTTCATCATCAATAATTTTCTGCTTTTCAGCTGCAATACGTTCTTTTTCTTCGTTTTGTTGTCTAATTCTTTCTTGTTCCGCTTTTTTAGCATCTTCAATATCTTGCAACCTTTTTTTATCCGCTTCAATAGCGTCAAGTTTTGCTTGTTCTTTTTGCTTTTCAAGCCTTTCCTCTGCTTCAATAGCATCGAGTTTGGCTTGCTTTTTTTGCTCTTCAAGCGCTGCTTCTGCCCTTGCTTTCGCTTGTTTCTTTATTTCTTCTTCCCGCTTTTCTTGCTCAATTTTTTGCTTTTCAGCTGCAATACGCTGATTTTCCTTATCAATTTTTTCTTGCTGCACCCGCATTTTTTCTTTTTCTACTTCAATTTGCTCTATCTGCAATACGTTATTAAGATATTGATTTAGCTCATCAATAGCGCCAGATGCCGCGCTTTCTTTTGCTTCAGCATATTCGGCATAGTCAAAATCTTCAGCGCTTAATTCGTTAACTTTATTAATCAGCAGCTTTAACTCAGTAGAAGATTTTCCAATTATTACAGATTTAATTTCTGAAATTTCAGCAATTTTAGATTCAATAGTATTAATGCGGTTAATTTCGGCATTAAGCTTTTCTTGTTTTAGCCGCTCTTTTTCATCGTCTATGCGCTTTTTTTCTAATATCATCGGCTGTCTAATCATTTCCAGCTCTGCTGTAACTCTTTTGGCCTCAGAATTTACATTTTTTTGGTGATCTACTGCGTCCCTCACCTGTATTTTCCGCTCCTTTTCAACACCTGTAACGTACTTTGTAAGGGTGTTTTTTGCCTCTTTTACAAGGCCATATCCTTCTTTTGTTGATGCATCAGGCACATCGCTGTACTTCGCTCTTAATTCAGATATAGCTGCATCTGTAACGCCTAAATTTACTATTTCATTTTTCATTTTAAACCCTCTTTGTTTTTTTATTTGCTTAATCCAAGGAAAATATCAAAGCTATTTGCAAGCATTTCATTGTAAAAGCTATTTTCCGTTATTTCTGACTTATAAATATCATCAACATTATCAATTGCTTGATTAATAACCCACTCTTTAATCTGCCATTTTTCAGTTAAAGTGGCCAACTCATGCATGTGATAATCTTCAATATATACGCTTGAGTAATATTTACCATCTTTGTAAATATCTATTTCGTAATCACCGAAACCGTAATTGGAAAACACATTAAATGATTCGCCCCTATATTCAAATTCCACCTTAAACCCCTTTTTTATTGTTATGTAACTTTAGCATAGTCACAGTTTATTACAATACTATTTTTGTATTAAATACTCTCTTTTGTACTCCTCTATTAACTCCCTCATATCTACCCCAATTTGAACACAAAAACCAAGCTCTAATAAATTAAATTCGATGTCTGAGCAGCTCTCGCAATGATATTTTTCTGATATTCCAACCTCAGTACCGCACGTAATTTCTTCGAGTTCACTTTTTGGGTCTCTAAAGCAATAATGGCTAGTTACAATGTCACCAATATTTATTAAAACTCCACAGCTTACGCATTGTTCTCTTTTTTTTGTTTGTAAAGTAGTATATTTTTCCGCATTATAATAATACCAGTCAGAATCATAATTACTGCACTCACATGATAAGCTCATATTATTTAACTCCCAATATTTTATTTATTTTAATCATTTGCTTGTCAGATGCTGACTTTGTCGCCTTAACTGACCCTAAAAGCCTAGATTTATCATGTATCTTGTACGCATCGCTGTTATGCAAGTTATCACCGTTGACGCCCAAGCAATGCCGTTTAAACGAGTAAACATCGGGTGGCCACTCATCACACCAAGTCATACCTACTTTTATTTGCTCATCAGTTAACCCGGCCAACTCTTTGGACCACTCTTGTGCCACATCCATTTCTCGACCGGCTATCTGATTTGTAAACCGGTTTAAATATCTGTCACTAAATGCATCAAGTATTGCCGCTATTAAAGCTAAATCGAGATTTTCCGCTGTTTTTGTAGTCGTGTGCGATTTTCTGCAATTTTGATTTGACATTTTCGCCGTTTGATTTTTTGCCACTTCGCTCAATTCTTTCATCCATAAACTCCCGATTTTTTATATAATTGTGAGGTTTTGGCACTAGGTATTTTTCAGTGTACTTAAACCTTGTCTTATAATCATTAAGCATTAAAATTCGCTCAGACTTTGTTAGCTTTAAAAACTCTTTAAGCGCTAACGGCCTGCAAACTTTCTTTTTGTAATTATTATAAAACTCGGTAAACTCATCATTATCCTGTATTTGTTTGCTGCTGCGCTCCTTTTTACGCTTGCTAACGCTAAAAATAAGTTCTCCAGGGATTGTTTTATCAATTTCGATATCATAACCAACTGCATCAATAAAAGCGCTCAAAAGCTTATATGTGTCGTTTGCGTTCATTTTTGCGACCACGTTTTATCAATCACAAGCTTAATTACTTTTGGGTTAAAATGTTTTTTATACTTTTTTGCCATTGACGCCGCGCTTTCTTCGTCGTCAAAAGTTGCTTCTATTTTGCCGCTTAAAGTAACTGCGTACATACATAAATCTTCCGTTTTAATTCTATATCTAACGGCAGATGAAAAATCACCAGTTGTTTTTTTTCGCCAAAATTCATTATTAATTTCCACTTCATGAATGGCCCCGCTTGCTCGCTCTGTATAAAGTTCGGCCATTTTTAAGTCTGTGTTTTTATGTTCCATTTCATTTCCCCAAATTTCTATGCTTATTTAATTCTGAAACGGTACTACAATCAGCGTATTGTTGATTAAACAATAATCTCCCTAATTTATCAAAACTTATAAAATGACTTTTACACTTCATTCCTCTACCTTCAATATTTGCTTTTTCGCTTAACTCAATAAATAGGCCTTCGCTTGTTAATTTTGCTTCTAAAATTATCGCTTTCATTTCATTCCCCTTTGTTTTTTATAACTCTAACATTAATCTATTGATTGTCAATACAATATTTGTATTTTCTTAAATGGCCTAATAAGCAGTTAACTTCTTTTATCGGCTAGGAATATACGATAATACGGTAAAAACATTTTCTCATTATAACCAATTAAATTTGTATACGAATTCCTTTTAACCGACTGTAAAAGTCTTTTTTCACTACATAAATTTATATTAATGCTGCAATTATCATTTACTCCGCCAGAACCAGCGCTATGAACTTTAAGCAGTGTTTTAGAGTAAAAATCATTTAAGTTTGTTGTTATTTTCATGTTTTTGCTTTTTTTAGTTTAAAAATTACCTTCGTCAACTTGAAAGCACATAATCCCATTTTTTCGCCACATATCAACGACTTGCTTTCTATCATCTACAGTAACGTGTACCTTTCTATGTTTTGTTATTTCATTAAGCATTTCTTGTTTTACTTTAAAATCAGGTTCATATTTTTTTTCGTTTTGTCTCATGTGAAGCTCTCTATAAAATATTCCTTTATCCTTTAGCCATTTTACTGTGATTTCCCTGTATTCTTCTGGTCTTCCGGTGCAAATTATTACGTGCCAGTCATTAAGATAGTACATATTTATTAATCCACAAACAGGGCTATTAACCGAATCTTTATCCATAGCATTATAAAACGCTTCAAAATCCTTTTTCTTTCCTTCTACAAAATGTCTTCTGTGATCTACATTTGCCAACGTGCCATCAATATCAAAAATAACCGCTTCAATTGGTTCGTCATAGTTTCCCATTATTTTCACCTTTTTTAGTTTATAAGTTGTCTAATGACCTTAAGGGACACTATGCAGTATCACCCAATATCGTTTAATCTTTGTTGCTGCACATAATCCATTAAGCTAAATATAATCAAATTGTCAAAAACCATTAATCATCATGATAAATTGGTCAAAAAGCCTATTCGTGTCCACTTAATTTGTTTTACCGCCGGTCAAACCCTGTCGTAACATGACTTTACGGGTAAGCGGTGATTATATTTATGTTCCACTTCTTTAAAAAATTCTGCGCATTTTTAACTTGGTGCTGTTGGTGGCCCGTGCCAAGATCGAATTGCTATGGCTGGGTTTAATTGATTTCTTTAATCGATAGAATAAGTATGATATACTTCTTCTATCGAACTAAGCCGCCACAGCAAGAATCGATGTTTAATATACTAAGCCCTTTCAGTTAACAAGTCAATTCATAAAGACTATTAACCGATAGGGCTTTTTATTTTCTGCTACATAATTACTTTTTTAAAAGTGCTAATCCTCTCGCCACACCTGCACCTGGAGCTACCATTAGTTTTTTTAAAAACACTTATTGATACGTATATGCTGCATTTTCTGCACCTCATTTTGATTCTTTTAGTTAAAACTTGCTCGATTAGTACGCCAGCTGGCATTTCGTGTTCGCGTATCAAGTCTTTTAGCCACTTTGGTAGCATATACCCGCATTTAGACTTAACAATCTCAGGGTCTTTCTTTGGCGCTCCTGCTTTATTCTTCATCCTCACCCCAAAATTTCATCTCACCTTTTTTTATTGGCTCTGCGTATTTCCAATTCACAGGGCCTGCCCTGTATCCGCCATTTCTATTAATTCCAGTCACCAATGCTGGTGTCTTTTTATTTTTCAACCGATGTTTATTATCACTAACCCAGCAACAGATTGGATTTTCTTCTGAGACTTCGTCTTTCCAGTCTGCCTCAACCATAAAAATGGACAAATCAAATTTATTTAAATTAAGCCGAATAGAAAAATTAGAATTTTTAGCACGGTATTCAAATTTAGCATTTTCAGCATCAAATAAAAGCCTGTATTCCTTTGTTTTTGTTTCATATAAAAAAATTTCACCATCAAGCATTCTGTGCATTGCTTCGACTTCTGTTTTAACATTTGCGTTTTTAGTTTTCATTTTTAGCCCTTTTTAATGAACTTTATATTCTTTTATTATTTTACAGTCACCATTATAGAAATACGACATTTTAGGCTTTGATTCGTCAA